TGCAGTAGTTTACAGATTGGCACCTGTAAGCTTGCCTAGCTTCCATCTTTGAGGGTGGGAGTTGGCTAGCTTATAAGCATAACCAAAGGAGGGGACAGTGGGAAGCATGAGGCGCTTGAGGATAAGGGTGATATGCCTGCTAGCAATTTATTTACTAATGACTTTACGATGAACGACCAAAAAGACGAGGGACTATTTGAATACGATTTAATGATTGACCCCGTAACGATTGAGCTTTTAGGCGATAACTACGATAACTTGTTTAATGCCGATCACCCTATAAATGCCGTTTGCTTACCGCTTAAAGATTTATTTCTTCTTAACTAGCCACAAACCCTATGAACCCAAGAATGACAAACCAGAGACTTGCCGAGATTTACGCATTGCCGAGCTGGAAACAGCCTAGCTTAGAGGTAAAGCTGAAGGAATACGCCGACCCGTTTACACTTGAGCTAGTGGGAAGAGATCAGAATCCAGATTGCAACATATCGCACTTCGGCTATAACCTGTATTTCCGAACCGGTGCGGGACTGAAGAGCAAGGCGTATAAATCTGTAAATATGATGAGACGGGAAGTGATAAAAAGATCAAAAGCTTTAGGCTTACAGGTTGAGTATTTTATATTCGAGGGGACAAGGCAATAATTACTAACTAACCTATAGTCCTATGAACGCACTAGACTTTAAGAAGCGTATTTTTGAGACAATGACAAAAAACCAGAAAGCGGCAGTAATGGAAATGCGCCGCTTGAAGCCTTGGGACTTAGCAGATTTTGCCAAAGATCAGGGCAATGGGCGTATATTTATCGGTACGCCTGGGCATGGATATTTATTTATCCCAAAAAATGACCAGTTCTACGCAACTGCCCTGAGTATCGGGGAAGGGTACAGCTTCAAGGGTGATCTAGGAGCGTACTTAGAAGAGGACTCAGAGGCTCCAGCATTTTTGGAGGCAGTTCAGGATTGCCCACTCAAGGGCAGAATGGGGCAATGCGGCCAGTATCCATGTATCCACACCAACTAACCACAAACCCTATGGAAACTATAGAACCGACTAGCTGAAGGACTAAAGGAACAGATGGACGCTAAGAAGCGCAAGGGTACGCAAGTTTATAAGTCCTTACAGATGCGCCATGCTGAGGCGGTCTGCAACCTTGAGAGACTACAACTAATCTAATCAAACTATCCATGAAATACAGCAAAGACGCCAAGCTGAATAGGGTACTACAATTTATCGAATCTGAGCTTGAGGAGTTGGGACTAGGTGAGGTGAGGAGATACAGAAGGGAGTTTAAGACTGAACCGGATTATAATATAGCGCAATACGGCAACCTAACTATCTGGCATGGCGATCTGGCTAAGATATACGCCGAGTATAAGACGCTAGAGAATGCCAGCAACAGCAAGCTGTGGGATATTTACAGGCGGCAAGTAGGTTATGTCGCAAGGCAATTAACTAACCTATAACCACTATGGAACCTATCACCATTAAAACCCAGCGACAGATGAAAGTCGAGCTAATTGCCGACTACTTGCAGAACCTAGCCGACAATCCAGATAACGCCGACATAGACTTTGAGGACGTAGCCACCGATATAATCAACCTAATGGAAGAGGACTAGAATGAAATTACCCAAACCAAACATTGGCCGAAAGTCCAAGGTAGCAGGCACGCTTGTGCTGTGCCTTGCGCTTATGATCGCCGGATATTTTATCGTAGGGGCTGGCATAAGCTACGCAAACAGGCAGCTTGACAGCTTCAGTACGGGCAGGGTACGCTCTCGGCATCTTATACCGGAAGCGATGAGCATTAAAGAAGTGCCAGTAATTACTACGGCCGACATTAAAGGCCAGGTGAACGAAGCCATAGCTCAGAACTTGGGAAAATAAGTCGGGGAACGCCGTTTGAAAAGGCCCTGTTACTCTCTAAAATAAAAGCCGCGTTTCCCGATAACTACGCCCAGATGAGTGCTATATTTACCTGTGAGAGTGGCATAAGTTCAAAGGCTATAGGAGACAAGGCTTTAGAGTATACTTTAGGAGGGGTAACATATGGCGCAAGCTACGGCTTGACCCAGATCAGGTACCTTCCAGGACGCCCAAGCCCAACTTGGCTACTTAATCCGCTTAATAATATCGCCTATGCGAAGGAGATCTACGCACATCAAGGCACAGCACCTTGGACGTGTTCCAAGCTCATCGGATCGCACATAACTAACCCAGGAAAAGCACATTAACTACTACTATGAAAGCACTTATTACTATATTATTCTTAGTCCTTGCTTCAGCGATCATTATCGACTTATCCAAGGCAGAAGTTGTCTCCCCACACACACCACAACAGAAGTGGACTATGCACCAGAATACGCCAGGAAACTTTGTAGGGTCTACCTTTGTCTTTCCTTCCCATGTGTCTTCTACTCCTACTCCCTCAGTAGAAATTATCGGGACACTACCTTTACAGGTTTCAAGCCCTGATCTGCAACCGTCCGACCAGGTTCAGCCTCAGCAGGCGACTGGTGGAGTCTCTAGCTACTAACTAAATACTATGAATATCGAAAAAAAGCTCAAGGTCGTAGACCTGCTATTCAGTACGCTTGAAGGCGAAGAGCTGACCGAAGACCACCTCGACCGAGCTCTCGCAAGTTTAGTACGCAACCCATTGAAGCGTGAGAAGTACAAGCGAGTTATGATCGAGAAGTACGGCGAGAATGTGTTTAAGAACCGCGCAAGCGAGGCAGGTAAGGCCAGTTGGGAGGGGAAGTGATATGGAACCAAACGACTACCCACGCACCAGGCAAGTAACGGTACGGTCGATTGATGAGGTGCTGGCCGAAGTAGAGGAGGAGGTGAAAGATGAACGATGAACCACCAATTATAGTAATAATGTTTGCATGCTTTGGAATATCTATTCTATGCTGGATAGTTTTTATCGGAATTAGCATTGTTCAGCTAATGGCAGGGAGGTGAAAGATGAGGGATAAATATATTGATGAGGCATTTCCTACATGGTTTGAGATGGGAGTAGACTCAAAAATAGGCATGGTTGATGTAACTAACTCTAATGACTACACAATGACTTTGTATCCTTCAGAAGCCCGTGAGCTAATTGAGGAGAGACTAAGACTTCAGGAGGTGCTTTACTTCTTGATAGGTGATGACTATGAGAAATACGAAAAAGCAGTAGCTATTTATAAGCGTAAACTATGAAAATCTACCAATTCCAAGAGAGGTACCTTGAAGGATTGCCAGGTAAGTTCATATTTAGTGCAGATACAGGCACGGGTAAGAGCATCATGGCACTTGAGTTATACAAACGCCACGCCTACCCTAAGACCCTGCTGATCGTGGGGCCTGCCGCCAAGATGCGGACCGGAGACTGGCAGAAGGCTGTTGAGGACTACTTTGGCGATTTTATGCCAGAAGTACACTATTACAGTTTCGAAAAGTTTTCTCGCAACCCAACGCTCAAGGAGTACGCGAGAAACGGCGAGACAAGCGTCTGGCGCAAGTGGCTGAATGACCACCCGCTTGGAGACTTCGCGGTGATCGCGGATGAGTGCCACCGGCTTGCCAACCCTGGATCGGGCATAGGACGCGTGATGTGGCAGGTGAGTACCGCTACCAAGTTCTTCGTAGGACTGTCGGCAACCCCACTTCCTAACAGTTGGCTGTCGGCTGCCAACTACTTCAAGATCTTCGGATTCAGCAAGGGGATCACCGACTTTAAGAAGCGGTACTGCGAGATCACTACCTTCAAGGGATTCCCTCAGATTATCGGCTACTACCGCGAGGACGAGCTGAAACGCCTGTGGAACAGTATTAGCCGCCCGCTCCGTAAGGCTGATGCGCTCGACCTTCCGCCCGTTACGGATATCCCAGTCAAGTTCGATGCCTCCAAGGAGTACGTCCAGGTACGCAAGGAGATGATCTTCGGGGACAAGCTGCTCGACAACCCATCGGCCCTGCTTCATGCGCTGAGGCAGTCCACGATGGCGCCGAAGTTACCGTGGCTGGATGAGTTCATTGAGGGCGTTAGTTCCAACATCATAATCTTCTACAGCTATGTATCAGAACGGACCGCTATCCTCAGCTTACTTAAAAAGAAGCATCCTAAGAGAACTGTATTCCGCCAAGATGGAGAGAGACATGAGACTCCTGGGCCAGAGAGGTGGGGTGAGCTTCACCGTACTATTACTCTCGCACAGTATCAGTCTGGCTCGACTGGAATTGAGCTCCAGTACGCAGACACCATCGTGTTCTTCAGCCCCCAGTACAGCTACGCTCTGCACCACCAGGCCATCGGGCGCATCGAGCGCATAGGTCAGTCGTCCAAGATGACCACCTACAGTTTGTCGGCTAGAGGCACCATAGAATATGAGGTCTGGGCCTGTTTGCGAGGCAAGAAGGACTTTAGCGAGCAGATCTGGATAAAGGAGAATGTCAAACAATCCGCTTGACAACCGCATACAATTGTGTTACATTTTACCCACTTAACCAATAACAATGATGAATGGCCAAGCAACTGAAAGACCAGCCCGTAGGTGCCAGAATGACCGCCGACATGAAGGATGAGGTGGACACCTACCTGGCGCTAAGCGATATGTCGATGGGAGAACTTATCCGCAAGTCAGTGCGGGAGTATATCTGGGGACATCCAATTAACCAACTTAAGAAAGGAAAGCGATGAGCAAGCTTGTTTTAGTGATCTCTAAGACCGGAACCGGCAAGTCCAGTTCCCTTAGAAACTTTAAGAAAGGAGAGGCGTCCGTGATACTCTGCTCCGGCAAGGAGCTGCCCTTCAAGAGCGACCTGGCTGTGATGGTCCCTAAGACCTCCACGGACGTGGTAGCGGGCATCAAGGGAGCTTCTACGCCAGTCGTAGTAGTAGATGATACGAACTACATTATGAGCTTCGAGGAGATGGCTAGGGCAGGCGAGATCGGATATGCTAAGTTCACCCAGATGGCTGTGAACATGGTCAGTATCTTCCGCGCTATCTCAGAGAAGCCAGGCGACCAGATCTTCTACATCATGGCCCACGCCGCCGATACGGAAGATGGCATGATCCGCTTCAAGACTACCGGCAAGATGCTGTCGGAGAAGATCGTCCTGGAGGGCCTGACCAACATCCTGCTCACCAACGAGGTAGCAGACGGCGAGTTCGTCTTCAAGGTTAAGACCGACGGAACCGGCGTAAAAAGCCCGATGGGTATGTTCCAAACGGATACCGTTGAGAATGACTTAAAAGTCGTAAATGAGGTTATCAGGGCCTATTACGACATGAAGCCCGCTACCGTACCCGTACCCGTAAAGACCTTACCAGCTAAAAAGGAGACCGCATGAAACTAACCTATTCGCAGATGGCCGCCGTCCTGACCGCCGTGGCGGACGCCCAGAAGAGAGAGGGACGGGAAGGCTGGCATTACCCGTACTATCGGGACCTGAACGAAGTGCGGAAGGCTCTTGCCCAGGAGATGAAGGGCGGACCAAAAGAAGAACTAACAACTAATTAGGAGATTGTATGGATTTTACGGCTAAAGATAAAGAAGAAGTATCCTTCACCGAGAAGTTCCCCTATGGCGTCCACCAGGTTGTTATCACTGGCTTCGACATTAAGAAGGCCGACAACGGCAACGAGTTCGTCGAGGTAGGATTCGCTAACATGGATGGAACCATCGAGGACAAGTGCCGCGTCTACTTCACCGAGAAGGCTAGGCTTTACAGCTTCAATACGATGCGACAGATCTACGTCCACAACGCACCTTCCGATAAGAAGGAGCTGGCCCGTAAGCAGGTGGACGCCGTACCCAATCTGGACAATCTGGTTGAGCTTATGGGTTCGAAGAAGAGTTTGCAAGCATGGGTAACGAAGTACCAGGACCCAACGCGCACCTACCTTGGAAGCGACGGACGCACCTACAAGAGCACGAACATATCAATTATGGGCTACGAGCCCAAACTCAACGAGTCGCTCATGCCGAAGCCCCAGGAAGGTGTGAACCAAGCAGCAAGCGCCGTATTCAGCTTCGAGGTTAAGGACACCAAGGACGAGCCGTTCCCAAGCACCGGACCTGTAAACGAAGGGTGGGTATAATGGCTGAATACCACAAGATTCACACCTGTTTTAAGCGGGATATGGAAGGCACGAAGAAGATCCTCCTGGGGGAATGGACCAACCCGGCCTTCCGGTACCTCCAGGACGACCAGTGGTTCTGGAGCGAGAAGGTAGACGGAACGAACATCAGGGTCTACTGGGACGGGATCGGCGCCATCTTCGGGGGAAGGACCGACAACGCCCAGATCCCCTCAGGCATAATCAACCGGCTTAACCAGCTCTTCCTTACCATAGGACAAAAGGAGAAGCTGAGGGAGAAGTTTCCCGAGGGCGGCGTATGCTTTTATGGCGAGGGGTACGGGGCAGGAGTCCAGAAGGCTGGCATAAATTACAACGCCAAGGACAAGGACTTCGTACTGTTCGACATTATGATAAATGGACTTTACCTGGAGAGGGACAACGTGGAGGACATAGCTATTTCCCTTGGACTGGATGTAGTTCCTATAATGGATATGGGAACCCTTAACGAGGCCATAGAGTCGGCACGGAAGGGGTTTATCTCTACCTGGGGAAACTTCCTGGCCGAGGGATATGTACTCCGTCCTCTGACCGAACTGAATGATCGGAGGGGAAATCGTATTATTACCAAGATTAAGCATGTAGATTTCCTGGGACTATAAACTAACCTATAACTATGAACAAATTAGAATACCTCGACGTTGAGCAGCGTTCGCCAGAGTGGTTCAAGGTCAGGCTGGGAAGGGCGACCGCCTCCCGACTCTCCGACCTCATGGCTAGATCCAAGAAAGACGGTAGCCCCTTAAAGGCGTGTACGGATTACCAGAGAGAACTCTGGTTCGAGCGCAAGTTTGGCGTATCCTTTAACAACTACGTCACCGACGCTATGCTGGAGGGACAGATTTACGAACAGTTCGCCCTCCAGCAGTACAAGAAGATAAAGGGTGGTATCGTAGCCAGTTGCGGATGTTACTATAATGATAAGTTCGTAGCAAGCCCAGATGGAATCGTAGGACTTTATGGCCTCCTAGAGATCAAGATCCTGCGCGACAACACCTTCACCGAAGTCCTGCTATCCGGCGTACCAGAAAAGCACTTCCTCCAGATACAAGGTCAGCTTATGGCAAGTGGAGCTAAGTGGTGCGACTATGTGGCCGTCAACCTATCCACCAAGAAGATCTCCATATGGCGCGTACTGCCGAATGCCGAGACCTTCAAGGCCATCGAGGAAGCGATCAACGCCGAAGTAGTCATAGAGGAAGTAGGAACGACCGAGCTGTACGACATCCAGGGAGATATCCCTGTTCCTACCCTAGAAGCAGGGGCAATTGAACTATCTAACGAAACATCACCATGGCAGTAACCATAACCGAAAACGCCTATAAGCTGGTCTACATCGCTTCCAAGTACCCCAAGCACAACCTTTCGCAGATACTGGCCCTTATGCAGCTTCCCGGCATCGACATTAACTGCGCCGTATGGCGGGCTGTCGATATGGGATGGCTAAAAACACCGGACAAGGATAATCCTGTAGAGGTGTTGACCATGCCGGACCTGGTATGGGGAGAAGAGATACACACCCTGATCGAGAGGATCAAGTTCGCCTTTAAGAAGCTCGCTGTAACTGAGCAAGACCCCGGCGAGATCATGCTGGGCGAGTGGTGCGGAGGCTACCCATCCCACGATGTGCTGATCGCCATGCAAGTACTGATCGGATCGGGAGTAATTGACTCGTATACCATCACCAGCGATAAGGACGGTACCTACACCTTCTACACCCTGCATGAGAACTTGGGGAAAGACTGGGGAAGGAGTCAGTTCAAGAACCAGAAGAAACTTACCGTAAAGCACAATCATGACTAATGAGCTTTCCTTCCTGGTGGCCGGGAAGAACCAACTGACTGCCGAAGGCGGGAAGAGGGGAGAAGTATGAGTAAAATAGTATTAAACATTCACCTTACTCAAGTAGAGGTTGACCACTTACTCTCACTACTTCGCTCTAACGCACAGGAAGGAAGTTACTATGGCCGTAAAGATCAATACTATGATCGCACTAAGCGATTAGTAGCTAAACTTACCCCTACCAGCGAACCAAAAGACCATGAAGACATTTAGCAAATCTATTAGCAAGGAGGCGTTACTAACCGAGATCGCCCGTCACCGAGAGGCCGATCAGATTGTAAAAGGAACCTACGGAAATCCTGATAATCCCCGTAATGGTTTTTGCGCAGTCGGATGCTCCATCCACTCGATCAACATCCTCAAGGGCAAGGAGTACAAAACCTGGGACCATCACATTTACGAGACGCAGCTCGGTATCCCCGAGTGGCTGGCAAGGCTTGAGGACACGATATTCGAAGGACTGCCTACGGAAGATGCCATGCTGTGGCCTGAGAGGTTTACCAAGGCCGTACCAGTCGGGGTAGACAGTAAAAAGTTAGAAGTTGTGAAGTGGAAGTTCTGCCTAGTCCTTCTTAAAGAGAACTACGATCGGGTAAAGGGTCTGGATATAACCGAGGAGCTGAAAAACCAGGTACTCGAAGCAATAGACGAGGTAAGGAAAGTCCACCAAACGGCAGTCGATACGGGCAAGTGGGACGAGTCCGCCGCCTGGTCCGCCGCCAGGTCCGCCGCCAGGTCCTCCTGGTCCGCCGCCGAGTCCGCCGCCTGGTC